GTTCCAAACGGCAATGTTAATCCACCCAAAAATACAACCCCAAAAAATAAGGAGGACTTCAAGTAATGAATGAATACGACGACACTGATAAAGGTGTACTTTGGAAACCAAGAGGTGACCAAATGCTAAGAGCAATAGGTAAAGTAAATAACAATGGAGAAGATAAGAATACTTTACTTATGGCTTGTGCAACTAGAGAGGGCGAAAAGTATTACGAACTCTATCAAAAGGTTTCTTCTATATATGCAAAGAAAGAGGATGCAAGTGAAGGCGCACCTGATTTCTCTGGACCATTGGGAGAGACTAGACGTATTGCTATGTGGGTAAATGAATTTCCATCTGGTCACAAACAAGAAGGTACTAAATATCTTAAAGCAGTTGTATCGGATAAGATGCAAACAGAAGGTGAAACTGTAGCACCAGCTACTCAAGAAAAATCACCTGAAGATATTGCTAAAGATATTGAAAAATCTTTCACGGATGATGGCGATGAAATCCCCTTCTAGCATATCACAGAGATATAAGGAAATGTTAGACCTTATATCCATAAAGCAACTTGCTTCTGAACTCAGGAGCAAGTGTGCTAAAACCGAACAATCCAATATAACTGAACTAGGAATAATGAGATACGTAAGAAAGTATAACATACAGTACATTCCTCTCAGTGGTGTAAAATATTTAACACCAGTGGATGTTGACAATTTATTAGAAGCAATGAAACTAACTGGTAAACAAAAAAGGAGTACAAACAAATGAGTTTTATTGATGATCCAAGAGCAGAAGAGTTCGATAAATACGGAAGAGTATATCGACCAGAAACTGTAGTAATAAAAAGCAACCCATCTTATGATGACAATGCTTCATCTAAAGAAAGTTTAGATTTATTTAATAGGAACAATAGACGTAAAAGAAAATCTAGCTTTAATAAAGTTAGACTTCCTAAATATATCTCAACACAAAGAAGGGTATCATTGTGATAGATGATATCTTTGATTGGTGTGTTCTTACTTTGATAGAGGTATCAGCTATAATGGGAATGACATATGAAGAACTAAATGTTTATTTGTTTGTCGTTATGTTTCCATTAGCGATACTGATATCATTAATGATTAATGTTTATCTTTACCTTAAGTTTGTAAGATGAAAGCAAAAGAAATATTAAAGGAAGCACAAGTGCAAGTCGACGACAGAGAAAACCAATACGGTTCACCAGAGAAAATGCTACAAAGATTCTCTGAACTATCCTCCACAATCCTCGACTACCACATCACACCACAACAAGCTGGTCTACTTTTGATAGCATTAAAAGTAACAAGACTAATTGAAACACCAAATCATATAGATAGTATTGTAGATATTGCTGGATATGCTGGTGTGCTAGGCGAATCTACAAAATCTTAAAAAAACGGCTTGATATAAAGACCCTCAGAGGGGTGGAATGATACCTTCGAGTATGATTGTACCCCTCAAATATCCAATAATAACTGTCGTAGCTCTGGTCCACGAGATTTTACTTGATCCCACCAACGGCTATCTTCCATCTCAATTGCAGCACTTTTCCAATCATTAGCTTCGATTGCTGTCCAAAACTTAACAAACTTTGAGAATCTATTCCAACCCATATTGAATTGCATAGACAATAATACAACTTGTGCTGGCTCAGGTAGCTCTCTCCAATAAGGTTTATGTTTATCCAACTCTTGAGAGTGCTTCTCCAAGTCTCTGCCAAGAATAAAATCAGCAGTTGCCTGGTCAATTCCTTCTTCTAAGTTATGTCCGTATCCGATTGTCCAGACGTCGACAGTATCTTTATACATATCAAGACGACAGCCTTCGTGTTTCTTAATGGTATCAACTAAGTTCATTTCATTTTCTCCAAGATACGATCTATCTTTTCTTCTAGTCTATTGATAGATACAGTTACATCATTTCTTTTAGCATAATCTTCTCTTGTTTTATTAAGCAAGATATCTAATCTTTTAACTTCTCTTGCCTGACTGCCAAGAAACCAGCCACCACCCATCACAATCAAAGCTATTAAACCATCAATGATATGTACTAAGTCCATTACTTCTTATTCATAAGCTGTAATCCAGTCTTACCAAAGCGATAACCGAATGAGGATCCAATACAAATATATAAACAAGTCGAGAACCAAGATGGCGTGGATGCATTTAAGAAATCAAATCCTTCTTTTACATAAGGTTGAGTGTAAGGAACAAAACAAGCCACAAGAATACCACCAAAAATAATAGTCCAAAATTCATCCTTCCAACTCCCAGCCATCTGATTTGTAAGAGCTTGTTCATTCAACATATCTGATGTAGCAGAAGTCTCGTAAACTTTTGCTTCGGCTTTGGCCTTTGCTACTTTAACTTCTGTTTCAGCTTTAGCTTTACTAACTCTACCCTCCAGCCAAGTACCAGCAAGAGAACTAATTGGACCAATGATAGCACTAAACATTACTTTTTACCTTTCAAATACTTTGGGTCTTCATTATCCTTTTTTCTGAGGTATGCAGTAAGTCGTAACATAAACTTTGGAAAACGCAGTTTGCTGGTGTGTGTTTTGACCCCTAACTTTTTCTGCATATCCAAGACACGTATCCAAATCATTGAAGTAGACATTCTCTTTAATCTCCGTGCCGTGTAAAATAACAACCAACACCCATATCAACTAGACCGACCCATAAACAAACCCATTGCAACAGCATTAGCCGACGTCAACACAGATACCATACCACTCTGCTCCAGGCTTGGTGAATCCAAACCCATATACCAAAACACAGTTTTATAAGTAAGATACATATACAGCAGTATTAAAGCTCTCGGTATAACTTTAAAAGAATCAATGGCGTGGGTCCAATCTTCTACCATCTTAGTCATCTTAGTCATTAATCAGCATCTTCTATGGTAAGTTTGCCAGCATCAACTTGTCGTTTAATTTCAGCGTAGTGTCTATTAGCTAAGTCTTTAGGAACACTCATACGTTTATCATAAGGTTTACCATCAATAGGGTTAATGTCTTCTACAACAACTTCTAATTCATCAAAACCTAAATTAGTTAATTTTTTTACAGATTTAAATTCTATTTTATTTTCCATATTATCCTCTATAATTCTGCTTCTGCTTCCCAATTAGCGTGTGTCCAATAAGCATAACCATCTTGAGAACCAGCATGACTTCCAGCACCACAAAAACCATTTGTAGTTACATTACCTCCAGAAAAAGAAAAATGTGTCCAAGTTGAACTTATATACCCAGCCCATTGTCCAGTACTAGAACCACCTACTCCAGCTTGAGCATGACAAGTAACTGTTGGATTTGCTCTCATTTCTACTGGAAAAAAGAATCTGTCTGTTCTTATTAGGTTACTTGCCATATCAATAGAAACACAGTTTGTAGTTGCGTCTGCTCCATGACCAGGTGATGTACCTTGACTTACACTTTTGCAGTAATACCTTTGGCATTTAGCTAAAGTATCTGCGTGTTTTTCAAACTCAAAAGGTGTAGCTACCTCTCCCAATTCCATCTGAACACCAGTAATGTAAAAATTGTTAGCTACGTCATCAAGTGTATTAACTTGCCCTACCATTCTATTTGCATTAGTATTTGATGCCCAACTTGTAGCTAATGTTCCACTTGTATAATTAGTTCCAGCATTTAATCCAAAGTAAAGCTGTAATTGATTTGTGTTGTCATTAGCTAAAGCACCAGTTGTATCTGCTGGAAAAGTAACATTGACATATTGCCAAGTATTTGCTGAAGATATTGTATATGTTGTTGCAACAATTCTTGAATTAGCCATGTCAAAAAAGTGAAGAGTATGTACTCCAGTTTTTGGAGAACTTACCCAAAATTGTAAAGTAAGTTGTTTAGCACTAGACGTGCCTTTTCTTAACTGTTGTAAATCTTGTCCTTCAAATTTATATATTAATGCAGTTATATGAGATGAAGCAACACTTGTATCAGCAGTTGTAACGTCAATTTTAAGAGAACTTAAAAACCCCTGTCCTGATGGAACATTAGTATCTTTAAATACAGTTAGTCTAGCATCAGAATTACTTAATATAGACCATCTATCTAAAGAAAATCCAGATTGGGCTGTGGTTAAATTTGCTCTTTGCTGGACATTCATTGCACCATTAATCATTAAGTTACGATTTGTATATGATGTAGATGGAACAAACCCACCACTCACAGTTAAGTTACCAGCAATGGTTGGATTGTTTTCTATCTTAACACCAGTTACAGCATCATCAGCAACCTTTGAAGTTGTAATATTTGCATCAGCTATCTTAGCAGTTGTAATATTTGCATCAGTAATCTTTGCCGTTGTTATAGCTCCATCAGCAATATCTGCCGTTTCAACTAGACCACTACTAGATGGTTTGAATTTACTTAAGTTTCTTGCTAGGCTCATCTTACTAACCACTCCTCTACTGTGTCAGATATATCTCTCATCTTAATCCATCTATCTCCTGTTGGTTGTCCTTTGAGCATACGCAACTTACCCATCATGCCTACCATATCCCATTCTTTTCTATCTTTTCTTGGAACATAACCATCTTTTTTAGACCTATCATAAGATGAACTGTATTTATCATTTTCTAATTTAACAACTTTTCTATCACTAGGAACTGTTAAACCTTCTGGAACTTTATCTGGTTCAAAAGAATGAAATACACCATCATCATCTGTCCATTCGTACACTTCAACTTCTTCTGTTTGTTTTCTATTAAACACATCTAGTTCCCATTTACCTTGCCATCTTAATTCTGCACTATCTCCAACAACAGATGGATTACCAGATATAATGCCTAAAATTTTTGATGTATCATCTGAATCTGTAGCTTTACGAATGTGATGTCCATCAAGAACTACAGATTGTCCTATTCTATCTTCACTAGAACTATTACCATCTTTCCACTCAAAAAATTCTGCATAGTCAGCACCACTTCCTATAGATGTACTACCATCTGAAAATAACGCACCATCACCTCTCACTATAAAAGTTCTGTCATCAAATCGTGAAGTAGAACCATTACCATGATGTGTTGCAATCATATTATACGCTGTTGCTGATGTTCTCAAAACTCCAGTTTCAAGACCACCAGAAGCATAACTATTACTAGATGAACTTACCCTCATAATTGCTAAATCTGCATCTGATGAAGAAATGTCATGGTTATTACTTGTATTACTTGGATTGGTAGAATTTGCTTGTGCTTTTAAAAATCCTGTTGCATTTATACTTACACGACCAGTACCTGAAGTACCAATACTCATTATATCAGTATCGTGAGCATACATTATAAAACCTGCATATAATGAAGCACCACTCGTGCCATCTGCAAAATGTATCCTACCTGCCTTACCTGCTGCGTTGGTAGATACTATTGTCATTCCGTTATCGACTGAAGATGTGCTACCAAGAACTAAATCAAAAGCACCAAGAGAAGTTGAAGCATCTCCTGCTCCTCCTCCATTTACACCTAAACGACCATTTAATGTTATACCTGTATCTGCTACATGGGTTGCTGTTACATCCTGGTCATTACCAAATTTTATAATGCCACCATCAGCTAGAAATACATCTGCAAAACCTAAACTTGCAGTTCCTAATGTTGCACCATCATTAGCACTTGGAACAACTGAAGTTTCTGCTGTAAAAGTATTTGTTCTTATTCCAGATGTTCCATTATCTATTGCACCAAAACCACTTGTTATTGACCCAGCATTTAATGCACCAACACCAGTAATATTTGTTTGAGATGCAGTTTGCAATGTACCAGTTAATGTTCCACCACTAATTGCACCAGTCGTTGTTATTGTCGACGACCCAGTATCTATATTGCCAAAGCCACTTGTAATAGAACCAGTATTCAATGCTCCAGTAGATACAATGTTTGCTACAGAGAATGTACCAAAAGCTACAATGTCTACATCATCTCCATCTTCTAAAGCAACACCAAATACAACTGAAGTTCCAGAGGTAACTGTAATATCATCAGGTGCCATTCTAACACCATTAACATATACATCTACAAATCCAGCATCATAAGCTAAAGTATTACCAGCAGAATCACTACCTGATACAGATGAAGGTGTACCTGATATATCATAATGAAATCTAGCTGACGTTCCATTGACTGTTGAACCAGCCGCGCTCCAACCACTTGATTTATAAACTTTTAATTCATTAGCTGAAGTATCAAAATATAAATCACCTACATCTAAAGAACTTGTTGGTGCAGAACTAGCTACTCTATATCTATCTGCAAAACTATTTACTCCTGATACATTACTAGCAACAGTTCCAATGTTTGTTATAACATCAGTAGCATTAAGATTAGCTATGTTTGTAATTACACCAGATGCATTTAAGTTAGCCATATTAGTTACATTGGTAGATGTACCTAAATTACCCATTGCTGTGACATTTGCAGAAGTTCCAAGAAATCCCATATCCTCAACAACTGCACTTGTACCCAACAATCCCATTGCTGTTACATTAGCTGAAGTTCCTAGATGACCCATTGCAGTTACGTTTGCTGAAGTAGCAAGTAGGTTCATATCAGTTACAATATCAGACGTTGCAAGAGTATTAAGGTCACTAATAATATCAGATGTTGCTAACGTATTCATATCAGCAACAACATCATCAGTACCAAGTATTGCCATATCTGCTACAGTAGCATCATTACCAAGTTTACCCATTGCAGTAACATTTGCACTTGTACCAAGATGACCCATAGCTGTTACATTGGCTGACGTACCTAAGAAACCCATATCTTCTACAACAGCACTTGTTCCTAATAATCCCATATCGGTTATAACAGCACTTGTTCCAAGTAATCCCATATTAGCTACTGTCGTTGAGTTACCAAGTAATCCTATTTCGGTAGCTTTAGGAGAGAGAGTTGTTAATGTATTGGTTGCTGTTGTGCCATCTTGTATATCAGCAAGTAGAGCAATATCAGTAGTGACAGTAGCAATGAGTGTTGCATCTGTTTGAGTTGGTCCAGCTTCAGCGTTACCAGTTGTTGCGTTAAATGCGAGGTATCTACCTTTTCGTGCATCTTTGAGGGGAAGAGTTAAGGTTGCCGTCGAGTCTTCATCTGATAGCTTTAGTGATCGACTAATGTCATCTTCTAGTTCTTGCTGTACTGCTGTGATTGTGTCTAGTTCTGTATTCAGACTATCAACCTGAAATGAACCTGAAGTAGGAAAGTCAGTTGTCCTGGATATTGTGATATCACGAACAATCGTTACATCTGCATTAGTTACTTCATTGCCTGTTGTCATTACAACATTGCCACCACTTGTAGTTCCAGCACCAGTAACAGTATAATGTGTTGTTAATGTTTTAAGAGTTGATCCTACAAATACTTTTAAATCAGCATCTTGAAAGATAGGAAACCCATAAGCAAATGTCGTCGTCGACGAACTACCTACAGTATATTGGACTCTTGGACTTGTTGCACTAATATCTAACGCCATAATCGCACCCTATAATCTATTAAAATAACAAACAACGCACAAATTAAAATCTACCCCTTGGAGTAATCACATCTTCTACTTCACCCATAAGTGTTCTCATACCATATAAAGAAGATACTGGAGTTAATCTCAAAGCTTTTTTAATTGCTTCATCTGATTGACCACTACCAAATAAATATGCTGTATCTGCAACATCAAACAAATAACTTGGAGAAGCACCAGCAAAATCAGATACAGTTTCTAAACCAGCACCTAGTTCTGATGGAGGATTAACTCTATACTTAGGTTGTATTACAGTATCATCACGATCTAAGTTACCCATTCTATGTCTTGCGTGTAAACCCATATAAAATAAATCACTATAGATTCCAGTAATACCAGTTTGATCTATTGCTCTTGTAAGTTGATCTTCATAATCCATATTATTAAAACTTCTTGGATTTTTTGCATAAAGAGTAAGATAACCAAGAGCAATCATTGAAGCAAAACCAGCAACTTTACCAGTTCTATCTGCATCAAATCCAGCACCAAGTATCTTTGTTGTTGCACCTAATGTATAGTTCCAAAACTGAAATGGTAATGCCATCAAACCATTTTCAATTCTTGTTACTTCATATCCCATTGAGCTTGAGCGTTTGTCTACTTTAAACCCTAATGCTTTTAAAGCTGGATTCATTCTAGCATAGACAACTCCATCAATGATTTTTGGTTTGTCTGCTGGAGTAGCGTTTATGATTGTGTTTCTTGTCATAGTTGCCAATGCTCCACGAAACTTACGCACAAGTTGATCGTTTCCCCAGCTTTCTGTGTTAGCCAGGAATAGTCTGCCAGTGTCACTTGTCTGTACTTTTCCGTCGTCGACAAGTTTCTTTATTTTTTTAGCATCTCTTATTGTTATGCCGTATCTTGCAAGTAACTCAACACCTTCTTGGTCAATAGTTCCAGCAACTAATCTTAATGAACGATCTATTAATGAATGTTGTCCTAAGACTCCAGCCATTTGTTTTGTTATTTGAGTAATTGGTGCCAATAAATTAGCTGTATAAAATATTCTTTTGCCTTGCTCATTTACTTTACTCAAACCTTTAGTAAAAGGAGATCTTAAAAAATCTTCATACATTCTATTTTGTGCAACACCAAGTATCATATCTAATGCTTCACCAGCTATCTGTACTTCTTTAGCACTAAGACCAATAGTTTTTAAATCTGTTAATGCTTTTAATGTAGCACCAAGTTGTTCTCTACCAAGTGGACCTTGCTTACTTGCGTGTTGCATTATAATCATTCCAAGTTCAGGTAACGACGACAAACCAGCACGACCAAGAAAAGCATAAGCTGTCCAATCAGTTAATGCTCTTGATATTCTTCTATTAAGTGCATCAGGTCTTTGTATTGGTGTACCTACAACACGATCATACATATGAAAAAGATTTTGTTTTGCTTCTGATATTGCCTTTGCAGTATTGCCGTGTCTAATCATAGCAAGTTCTTCAGCATCAACCATCTCATCCATTGACTTGCCTTTAAATGTATTTGCAAATTCAATCTTTGATCCAGTTCTCATCATATAATACATTGCAGTATCTAGTGGATTTATCTCAATAAAATCCAATAACAAATGATTTGGTACATCTAATTCTCTATGCCTTAAATGTTTGGATAATCCGTGACCCATAAAATCATCTTCAAGATTTTGTTTATTTAATATCTTATCAACAGTTTTATTTACTGATCTTTCAATATCACTTGCAGTTGCATTTGGACTGAGTGGATTAGCTGTATACCAATCTCTTAGTATAGTTTTAAAACCATCCATATCATTTGCTATTGCATCAATATTAAAATATCTAGGATAATAAACACCTTTGTACTTTGGATCATAACCAGTTGCTAACAAATCTTCTTGATCTTTTAACCTGGCCTTTTGTTTACCAAGCATTTCTCTTAGTTTTACTTTAGCTCTTGTGTTTTTTTCAATCTTAAGCTGTGCATTTATTTCGTCGACGTCATTAGTAAGTCTTGTAATATTTCTACTGATTGAATCTTTTGTAGCAAGTAATCCGTTATTTAACATATCGACACCATACTTTGTATAGAATACATCCATTTCATTTATAAATGCTTCTTCGTGGCTTGATAGTTTTGGTCTATTTGGTTGAGCTTCTCTGAGTATTCTTTCTCTAGCTAATCTTTCTGCAAACTCTCTTAATCCACTTGAACCAAAACCTATTGGTTGATTAGCTTGATTCATAAAATTATGATAGTGACCTGTTAATTTTCTTGAATGAGCATAGTAGTCACCCATATATGTGACTGATCTCATAAATACAGATGATATACCTTGTCCAGCTTTGTTTAACATTTGTGTTAATCCACCATCAGCACCAATTTGTGTCATAAATTTTTTTGTAGATGTAGGCAAATCAGCTTGTAATACTGCTTTAAATGGTGAAGAGACTAATTTAAACATTGGAGAGTTTACAAACCAATTATTCTTATAATCAAAACTACCAGTAGGATTAACGTCTAAACTATTTTGTACTTCTGTTTGCTCATTAACAAATCTCTGTGATGCACGACCAGAAAAAGCACCAGTGATACCACCTAATGTTCCAACTAATGCCGTCGACCCAAGTATATTAATACCACTTTCTGTCAGGGTAGCATCAGGTTCAAAAGGCGCTCGTATAAGTTCTGTTCCAGCACCAATAAAAAAACCTGACTTTGCTCCTGATAATGCTCTAGCTGTAATACCTACACCTTTGAATGGTAAAGATAATAAATTTACTGGGTCAAGTATTCCAGCAGTTATCATTGAACCCCAACCACTTTTACTTAGCACTTCTCTATTTTCACGCATCAAAGCAGTATGCGTTCTTAAATAATTTAAATGATCTATTGATCTAGCTGTAGCAAGCATTGTTACTTGGTTTCTGTCATCTAAATCTTCTGACGTTAAATGATCTAAAACATTAAAACTATCATCTTCTTCAAAAGAAGTTCCATACATTGCACCAATTATAGGTCTGTATTGATAACCATAAGTTGCTGACATACCATCCCAAAATGATGGGTCAGCTTCACCCATTGACATACTATCATATGCTATTAATGGTTTACCAATATCAACCAAATTATTTACCTAACATCATATCTAACTGTAATCCAGCACCAAAACCACCAGAAGTACCACTCCATAAAAATTTATAATCTTGTGCATTTTTACTTTGTTTAACTATCATCCCAGCATACTCAAGATTTTGTTCTAACATTTTTTTATATTCAGCACTCATTTGATCTGCAAACTCAATAAGCTCAATAGATATCATTTCATTTTCACCAGTTTCTTCATTCTTTTTAAGAATAGGGTTAAGATCATTACCTTCACCACTTGCTAAATAATATCTTACATTTGTATTTGCTGAGTTAGGATCAACAATAACAAATAAGTTTTCTCCTAATACTGGATTATTTATACCTGATAATTCTTTAATCTTTTTTTCAAATGTATTTAATGCTTCTCCTTGAAATATAACTTCAGGAGCAAACCTTGTTTGTTTCAGGTTACCACCTGATACCATATCAACTGCGTATTTAGATTGAATCCATCCTCTAGCAACAGTAGCTGACATTGTACTAACAGCATTTTCGACGCCAATAAAGTTAGCAAGATACATTGTTTCATCTATAACTTCATTAACAATTCCAAAATCACCTATCTCTCTATTTAATTCATCTGCTAATATTTTTTTGGCTGTTGAAACTTGTGAAATAAATTGACCACCATTTTTATCTTTAAGCGTTGCATTTATATCTTTCATCATATATGAAAAACGCTCATCTTCTGGTTGATTTAATTTTGCAACTGCTCTTTCTATACCTTCCATTGTACTGTTAAATGTAAGCATAGCATCTAATGCTCTCATCTTTTGTGAAACAGTTTCTCTCATACCCATACCTTGCGTTAAATCTCTATGAATACCAGTCGTCGACATATTATTTGCCATATTCTGATATATCTCTAAGACAGCAAATCCTTCTTCTGCATCTAAAGTACCATCAACAAGAGCTTCAAACTTATGTTCCATAATCTTTGGCATCTTTTTTTGTTCTGCAAGTATTCTATAAAAATTTGCAGATTTAGGATTTCTTGAATCAGCTAATAAAAGAAGTTGATCTTTGGTAGGTGATTGAATGTAACCTTGATTGTTTACAGTTAATGGAACACCAGCTTGATTAAATACAAATTGGGTATAAGTTTGCATTTCATTCTTACCAATCTCCATTCTTTGTCCATTTGATAATTGTGATATAAATGCTCGTGCTTTTCTTTCATCCTTTACACTATCTTCATATTGTGCTTGAGTAACTTTTACACCATTAATAACTCTTTTAATTGTAGGATTATCTAATATATGAGGATTACTATTAAGAAGTGTTTTTATATTATTAAAGCTAACTGGTATATCATCTGTAGAGCGTTCAATCATTTGTGCAGTATCAGGCAAATCCTTAAGTGTTTGTTTACCAAAACTATCTGAAACCATTATAATTTCATCAGAAGAAAGTTGACCTAATGCAATACCAATTCTTTGTTCTAGTACTCTTCTTCTTAGTTCTACCATTCTATTGTTGGCTCCTCCTCCAGTTATTACACCTTCCGTCACAAGCTCATTATACTCAAATTCTATTGTTTGCATTAACTGATTACCAGTACGATCATCTCCATTTGCAAACGCATTAATAGCTTGGTTAGCCATTGATTCAGTTTGTTGAGCAGTATCTAAAACTAACTGTTCATCTTCTATCTTTTTTGTATTTGTCATTACTGTATTAGCACCTATAGCAATCTTTGCTGTTGCATAATCAGTAAGAATACCTTTCATACTTGGATCAGCTTTATCAATTAATCCAGCTACAGCTATTGAAGCATCATTATTATATTGGTCTGCATCATTTGGATTGGTTCTTAATGCATCACCTATTTT